GGAAAATGTTTAATGAACTAGCTTTGTTTAATGATATAGATAAAAGTAAGGGTTATCTTTTAGACCTCTTAGGAGGAAATTTTAAAGTCTTAAGAAATGGACTTTCTGATGAAGAATACAGAAGAATACTAAAATTTGAAATTTCACTTTTACAATTTTTAGGAAGTCCTGAAGAAATTCAAAGAATTTTATCTGAATATTTTAAGCTAAATAAGGAAGAATTTAGAATAATTGAACTGTCAGCTAAAATTCTTATAAGCATTCCAGAAAAATTGGATAAACAAGAAATCTTTAAGGTAGTTAGAAAAATTAAAGCTGCTGGAGTAGGTCTTGAAGTTAAATTTGGAATTTACATAGAAGATTATCTAATTTCTGAATTACATGAAATGACACTGGAAGAAATTGAAAAAATAACTCTTGCTAGGGAAGAATACTATATTGAGATGTATACTTTAAAAGAATTAGAAGAAATGAAACTTGAAGATATAGAGAAGTTAAAAATTTCAAGGAGGTAAAAATGGCAAAATGGATAGAAGATCCACAAGGTCGGTTAGAGGTTGAAAAAGTAACAGAAGGACTAAAATTACCAGTTTGGAAAGCAAACTATAAGGGTAAGTTCAGAGAATTTTGGAATGAATGTTGGGAAAAAATAGAGGATAGGTTTTTAAAATTAAAAAAGAGTAATGAAGGAAAAGAACCAATAATAACAACAAAAGAAACTGCTTTTAATAAACCATTTGGAGTTTCTGAAGATACTGTTTTAGAAGGTAATAAATTTACACAAATGACTGGAAAAGATTATGGGGGAATTTTAAATATTGCTGGACAAAAAGAAGCAGGAAAAGCATACTGGGATAATAACACAAAAAAGCTATATATTTGTAAAAATAATAATAGTGATATATCCCCAAATGTTAATAATTATATTCCATTTGACAATGGATCAATTTTAGAGAGATTGGAAAATTTCATTAAAGTTAAAAATAATAAAATATTTACAATAGGTAATATTTGTATAGAAACCATAAACTGTACCCCTAATATAGCAGGGGTTAGAACTGTAAAAATTGAGAGTGATTTTAAAAATATATTTAGTATATTTCTAACTGGATATATCACTGAAGGACAAAATGCTGAACATCTTATGAGACAGGTAGTTCATGATTATTATTCTAAAATAGTAGCAACTAAACAAGTTAAATTGTATGCCTCTGGAAATCAATCTTTAGAATTGACTATCATAGGAACAATTTAATTAAACTTTACTTTACTTGCAGAAAATAAAACTTGGTTATTAATGTCTTCTGAACTTACTAAAACTATTTCATTTTCGATTTTAATGCTGCATATATTTAGTTTTAAATTCTACCAAGCTATAGTAGGCTATGAATGTGCTAATTAATGCTTTTAGCAGGATAAGTTATAGTAAAATAATAAGCCCCAGCATTATCATCTGCTTCAGATTTTATTAAGTTTCCATTACTATGTAAGAAAAATGTATTAGATTTAGTACTATTTCTATAAGAAGCACTAAAATATAGAGTTTCATTTGGTCTATACTTTTCAGGCAAATTAAAAATAGGTGTGTTAGCTTTATTAAAAAATGCTGTTCCACTGTCAACTATAAGAGTTACCATACCTGCAATTTTATATACTTTTACAAAAGTTGCATTTGGAACGTATAATCTTTCACTCTCAAGTTTAGAGAAATTTTCCAATCTATACAGATTCACTTATGATGAAATAAGTATCCTGATAAAAAAATGAAGGGAGGAATAAAAAATGAAAACAATAAATTTTTATAAAGGTACAGAATTAAAATATTCAGTATATTCCAATAGTTTAGAAGATGTCAAAAATAATCCACTTAATTATTTTCCTGAATATACTGAAGATATGGTTATAACAGATAAAAGATTTCAATATCCAATATTCAAAAATAACGAACTAATGGAAATGACAAGAGAAGAAAAAATAGAACAAGGGATAGAAACTCAACTAGAACCAGGGGAACTTATAAAAAATAAAAAACTTGTTAAAGTTCCTCAGCCAAGTAAATACCATTTTTGGAATAAAGAGACTAATAAATGGGATTTAGACCTAGAAGGGTTAAAACATATTACAAGAAGAAAATTTAGGAAAATTTTGTTGGATAAAATTTATGCTGATTTTGATTACAATGGAAAAATTTTCCAAATGGGAGAAGCTGATGAAATAAACTTTTTAAGAGTAAAATCAGCAATAGATATAGCAACAACAAGCAATGATCCAAAAGCAATTATAGAAGCTGTTAAGTTTTTAAAAGTTGAGGTTCCAGAAGGTTTTGAAGAAAAGATAAAAGCAATTATAAAAGATAAGACAACATTATCAGAAGTAATTCAAAATTTAAAAATTAACTGGAGATTAAAAGATAATTCAGTAGATTCCTTTACCTTTGGAGAAATTAATCGTATTTATCTATTATGGATCCTAAGAGGAACAGCTGCACAAGAGGAGTATACAACAATAGCAACAAAAACAATGAAAGCAAAATCTTTGGAAGAATTGGAATCTATTGAATGGAAATAAAAGGGGTGATGTAAATGTTTAATTTATCACAAACAAGTAAAAACATGATGGTAGGGGTTCATCCTGATCTAGTGAGATTTATGGAAGAACTAATAGGATTAAGTCCTCATGATTTCAAAATAACTTGTGGAATGAGAACAGCAGAGGAGCAAAATAAGTTATATCAATATGGTAGAACTATTCCAGGAACATGGCGAACAAATTGTGATGGATACAAAGTTCAATCAAATCATCAAGAAAAAATTGATGGGCTTGGTTATGCTATTGATATTGGTGTATTAGTTAAAGAAAAAACTAAAAAAATAGTAGTAGAAAATGGTAAAAAAGTGGAAAAAGAAGTGGAAAAAACAGTTTATAAAGCAGGACCACAAGACTTTCACTATTATAAAGATATCTATGAAACTGCAAAGAAACATGGATTAATAGATAAATATAATATTGAATGGGGTGGAGAATGGAAAAAAGTAGATGCTGTACATTTCCAAATTAGAGGAGCAGGAAAAATACCTTACAAGATAGTTTATAAAAAATAGGAGGATTAGAAAATGGTTAATCAAGTAATGGCATATTTAAAAGGATTTAGTCAAGAACAATGGCTATGGATAGCATTAGCAGGGGTAATTTTAGGATATATTGTTTATAATAGAAAGCAATATGTAAACTTATTTGATGCAGCAGTTATTGCTTCAGAAGAAAGTTTTAAACATGGAGACAATAAGAAGAAACTGAATGCCGCATTAAAGTTTGTTGAATATAGAACTGACAAATTACCATATCCAGTAAGAATATTAATTAGAAAATTTTTTAGTAGAGAAAGAATAAAAAAAGCAATAGAAAAGGCTCTTCAAAAATTTTCTGATACATTTGGTACAGGTAGAAAAATAGATATTGAGGAAAATGGAAATGATGAAGAGTAAATTAAAGTTGAAGAGAGAAAATAATATATTTAGTGTAGTTGTTGAAGACTACACTAGATATATAAAAGACTTTCCAATAGTAATTCCAGCAGGTTTTAGAACTGATGGTGCTAGTATTCCACTTGTACTTAGACCATTTTTTGAAAGATATGGAAAGAATACAGAGGCTGCTGTGGTACATGATTATTTATATTCTAAGTTCAATGATACAGGGATAAATAGGGAATTAGCTGATAAAATATTCTTATTTATCTTAAAAGAAAATGGAGTATCTTGGAGAGTTAGAAAAATGATGTATAAGGCTGTAAGAATGTGTGGAGAAGTCTTTTGGGAAAAGAAACTTAAAAATGAAGGCTATAAGAATCAAGCTATAATAGATAAAACAGAAGAAGCGAAACTGTATTATAGTGAATGGGAGAAAAAATTAGGAAAACTTTAGGAGATTAAAATGGGGAAGATGAATGGGTTATTTGAGCATTGGTTTATAAGAGGTACAATTGGTTTTATACTATATTTATTAGGAGGCTGGAGCAAATCATTAGAAATAATGATGACATTTATAATAGTTGATTATATAAGTGGATATTTAAAGAGTATTTATAAGAAAGAAATATCATCTAAAAAGGCTTTTAGAGGTATTATAAAAAAAGCATCTTGTATTTTAGCTGTTATAATAGGTGCTTCACTTGATAAATTAATAGAAGGAACTCCTATAAATGTTCCAATTAGCTTATTCAATATTCCCTTGTCTTTTAAAGAGTTAATAATATTTTCAGTAATAGGAAATGAGGGAATAAGTATAATTGAAAATTTGGGAGAGATGAATTTTCCATTTCCTTTGTTTATAAAGAAATTCTTCAAGCAGTTAAAACAGCAAGATGAGCAAGATAAAGAGAATAAATAATAAAAAATTAAAAGGAGTATTCAAACTCCTTTTTTGTTTAGTTCAAAGATTTATTTTTTATCATTTTGTTTTGACATAAAATTATCATTTTATTTTGAAATTTTTATCATTTTGTTTTGCGTCTTACAACAATAAAATTTTCCTGTTAAAATTAAATTGCTAAAAATAACTCAAAAAGGAAGTGATTTCATTGTCTCTATCTGAT